AGCAGCTGCAGCAAATCAACTAAAAACAGCCCAAGGAGAACTATTTAAATTAAATAACTCTATGATGCAATCCGTGGCAAAATTAAAATACGGTGGAATGATAGAACAGAATAGATTAATTAAAGAAGGAGCATCAAATTTATTAACGGAACAAGGAAGAGAATTAAATGACTTAAATCAGCTGGGAGGGCACTTAACCCCTGAACAAATAAGAAGAAAATTAGAGCTTATGGGGAATCCTTTAACAGGAGACAAAGGTTCAATGCAAAACTTAGGAACCTTAACACGACAAGCGGGGGCAGAGCAAACGTTTTTCACAGGGCTATCTACAAGAGCTGCAGCTCAAGATGCAGCAAAACAGCAAGCACAGTTCGAACAAGATAGAATTCGTAGAAGTGGGCAAAGTGCTGAATTTGCAAAGAAAGAACTCGAAATTAAAAAGAACTTAGCAGCTATAGAACTCGTTAGAATAAATCAAGAAATTTTTAGTAGAGTCCTCGCAGACGAAGGTGCAAGTGCTGAACAAAAAGTACAAGCACAACTAGCTTTTGAAGCAGAAGAACGTAATATAGCAGCAATAAAAGAAAAGAATGCTAATATAAAAGATACAATGAACCATCTTTCTAATTTAAAAGTAGCAGCTGTAGACGCTCTTGAGGCAGGTATGGGAAATGCAATAGTAGGGGTACTCGATGGCACAAAATCAATGAAAGAAGGTTTCTTAGATATGGCAAAAGCAGTTTTACAAGCAATTGCACAAATTATAGCAAAACTTATAGCAATGAAAGCGATCGAAGCAATGGGATTTGGCTTTGCTGATGGTGGAGTTATTCCAATGGCAAATGGTGGAATTAAACCAAAAGGATATAGAAGTGGCGGAGTAGTAACAGAGCCAACTTACTTAGTAGGTGAAGGAAAATATAATGAAGCAGTAGTACCTCTCCCTGATGGAAGAAGTATACCTGTAGTAATGAAAGGTGGTGGAGGCGGAACTGCAAATGTTGTAGTTAATGTTTCTTCAGATGGGGAGACAACTTCTAATATGTCTGCAAATGGTGGGGAGCAAGCGGCACAGTTAGGAAGAGCAATATCCGCAGCAGTACAAGAAGAACTACACAAGCAACAAAGAAATGGAGGGATACTTAGCCCTTACGGCAACCCAGGAGGATAATAATGGCAATAGGATTTACAGATTTAACAAGTACAGTTAGAAGACCTGATAAAATGATGCGAGCACAAAGCACTCCGCAAATCATATCAGCAAAATTCGGAGATGGGTACGAGCAGAGGTTAGCTAAAGGTATAAATAACTTAGAACAAACGTACGGAGTAAGCTTTGCAAATCGTACAAAAGAAGAAATAGATGATATTACAGCTTTCTTCGCAAGTAAAGGAGCAGTTTCTAACTTTAGCTTTACAATACCAGATTCAAATAATAGTGGAGAAACTACTATTAAAGTAGTTTGTGACTCATGGTCTCAGGCCTATACTACAGGAGACTACTATGGTTGCTCCGCTACATTTAGACGAGTTTATGAATCATGACGAATACTGCTATACAAGATGTACAGAAACAAGACCCAGGTTCCGCAGTAGTAGAACTCTGGGAGTTAGTACTATCTGATTCATCGTCTGCTTACTTTCACTCAGGAGTAGAAGCAGATCTTTCAACTATTCAATTCAGAGACCGTTCAAGTCCTGGTACAATTCGTACATACACAGCAATCCCAATAGAAGCCTCAGGAATTGCAGTACAATCAAGAGGTGCTTCAGCAAGACCCGAGTTAAAGGTAGCAAACGTACTTTCTACATTTAGTGACGCTCTAGGAGGACTTACCAATGAAGACTTATTAGGGAAAAAAGTATATAGAAGGCATACTTTATATAAATACTGTTATGGTCAATCAGGAGATGCAAATCCTCCTGTAGAATTTCCACAACAAATGTGGTATATCGATAGAATAGCAGAGAAAACCCCCGCTTACATAGTATTTGAACTTGCATCTCCTTATGATTTACAAGGGGTTCAGCTTCCTCGAAGGCAAGTAACAGGAAACGCCTGCGCATGGAAGTACCAAGGAGCAAGCTCAGAAATTTCAGTTGCTAATAAAAGGGGTGGCTGTAAATGGAATACTTATGGTAGAATGGCAGATACAGATGGTACTGCTAGAACGGTTTATTTTAATCAGAAAGATGAAGAAGTAGTAAGCTCTAGTCTTACATTTAATACTAGTCTATCTAGTGTAACTTTAGGATTTTACTACAAAGTGGCTAAGTCAGGACTAACTAAGGTAAATACCGATGGCAGTCTGACTATAAGTCAAAGTTCTTTTGATTACTGGCAAGCTGTAGTAACTACAGGCAATCCAGGGACTCCTTCAGATACTAATGCTAATTTTAAAAGAGTACGAGTATATAATTCCTATTCGGCAAGCTCTGCGTATAACGCGTACACTGATCCGACTTATAATGAATATACCGTATATGATAGAGGTTCAGACGATGCTTATGTCAGATTATGGCAAGTTAAGGGAACAACACAAAATGCGAGCGCCCATAAAAGCACTCCTAACTTTGGAGACTATTGGCAATTAGGAGACCAGTGCTCAAAAACAGTTGGAGGTTGTGCTAAAAGATTTAAATCTACTTTCGCTACAATAGATAGTAGTGTGCGTAGAACTATAACAGAAAAAGATAACACACTACCGTTCGGAGGGTTCCCCGGAACTAAAACCACTTCATGATATTAGAACCCCATTTTGAAGAAATAGTAGAACATTTTAACGCTGAGTACCCCCGCGAAGGCTGTGGAGTTATAGGTATAGTAAAAGGAAAATCAAAATGGTTTCCTTGTAAGAATGTCGCAGAAAATGATGATGATTTTATAATTGATTCAAAAGACTATATAAAGGCAAGCTATCAATCAGATATAGTGGCAGTTGTTCATAGCCATCCTGATGCAAGTCCAGAACCAAGTGAAACAGATGTGAAGCAGTGTAATGGGTTGAATCTTGACTACTATATAATTAGTATACCTGAAGTACAACTTGAACATTTAAAGCCAAACCGAGTAGACCCTCCTTTAATTGGAAGAGAATATGAATTTGGTGTGACAGATTGTTTTTCATTGGTACAATCATACTATAAAAAATTCGAAATTGAAATGCCAAGATACGCGTTTGAAGATGACTGGTGGAATAAAGGAATTGATTATTTTGGCGACCTGTGGCAGAATTATGAAGGGTGGAATGAAGCGACTGATGGAAGTTTAATCAAACATGATTTATTATATTTTAATGTAGATTCAAGTGTACCAAATCACTGTGGAATTTATTTAGGTGATGACTTATTTTTACATCATGCCTACAATAGATTATCATGTAGAGAACTATTATATCCCTTTTGGGGAAAGTATAAAACAAAGATATTAAGGAACAAAAAATGCAAACAGTATATTTAAAAGGAGAACTCGGAGAACGCTTTGGAGAAAAGTGGAGTATGAACGTGGATAAAGTTCAGGATATATTTAAACTTATCGAGTGTCAGAGAGAAGGATATAGACAGTATATGGTGGACTGTGCAGAAAATGGAATAGACTTTACAGTACAAAGGGGAGAAGAATTTATAGACGAAACAGAGCTTTTACTATCAGTAGGAAAAGAAGACATAATAGTAGCCCCAGTACCCGCAGGCTCAAAAGGTAATGTAGGAAAACTTATAGCAGCCGCTTTTATGATATACACAGGTTACTACTTAGTACAAGGTGCTGCTATGGGAGGAACAGCCGGAGGTACTACACTTGCTAATATAGCTCCAGAAATAGGAATACGGGGAGGAAGACTTCTAAAAGCAGGAGCAAATATGGGAAAATTTGGTAAAGTATTAGGATACGGAGCTATGGCTTTAGGAACGTCTCTAGGGTTAACAACTCTAGCACAGATGACAATGCCTGATGGAAGTCAAGACGACGAGGACGATTCTCATTTATTTAGTGGCCCTCAAAATACTACTGTACAAGGTGGAGCCGTTCCTATACTATATGGAGAAATGATAGTAGGTGGAACACTAATTAATTCAAGCTATACAGCAAGTATGGCTCCTCAAGGGTTTTTTCCGGGAATAGGATGGAATCAGCCTTTAGGGATAGGTTCAGGGGATAAAGACGTGCAAGTGGAGGAAAAATAATGGGTAATTATTTAGAACAAATACTAGCATCTTTTGATCAAAGTGGACCTAATAACAGCAGGTCTATGAGTGGAGAGACACGTCAGACAGCTGTAGTATTCGACGCTTTGTCGGAAGGAGAAATAGAGGGACTAGTAAATGGGGCTTCAAGTATATACTTAGATGGAACCCCTATAACTGATACAGACACTTGGAGAAGTATAAATGAAATAAATACGACAGCTTCTGTAAGTGCGGGGAGCACAACTGTAACAGTTGCGACAGGAGCTCTAGATTTTGCTGATACTACAGAAGGTACACGAAAAATAGTAATAAAAGGGGCAGGAAAACAAGGAACTAATATATTTAGTGCAACTGCAGGAACAATGACACTAACCGCATCTAGTAGCTGGTTTACCTCTGGAATGGCGTCACATAGTATGACAAAAGAAGGAGCTTCAAGAATACAAATAGAAGGGGCAGGAGCGGACGGTAGGCCTTATATAGGGTATATTACAACGTACACTAGTACAGGCTCCGTACAAGTCTATCCAGAAATTGAAACCACAGTTAGTGGAGTTAGTGGAGCAATTGATTTAGTAAGCGCAATCGCTTCTTATAATGCGGGCAGTAACCAAGTAACTACTACTACAGCGGCAACTACTACAGTTTCGGGAGTGGCAGCAACACTACTTCCTCCTATGACAAATGCAACTACATATACAAATACAAGTCCAAAACCAAACTTCGAGGGGATAAACTATTCTTTTAGAACAGGAACACGATATCAAAGTCCTGTTCAAATAATGGCTGGAGGCAACCCTACTGCAAGTTTTATACACGCACCTGAAATTAGAATGGATCAAAACGCAACTTTTGATGCAACTAATGGGGTAAATGACCATATTGTTACTTCTGCTCAAGTTGGAGTACCTAATGCTTCAGAGACAGACCAAATAAAGTGGGTGATTGAGTGCCCACAGCTTTTTGCTATAAGTACGAAATCAGGTACAGAGTATAATTCGTGGGTAGAATTTACGTGTGATTTCGAATACTCCAGAGACGGTGGTTCTAGTTATATAACTTATCGATTAGTAGGCCCCACAGATAATGCTATTACTACTAGATCAGGTGGTTTTGAGTACTTTAATGACCAATCTGCTATATCCTTGCATGATGGGTTCATTGTAAATAAAACTAAAAAGAAATTTCAAGAAGAATACCTTTTTAATATTGAGCAATTTAAACCCTTCGACACTTGGAGGTTGCGTTTCCAAAGAGTTAACGAACCTAATAAAGCGCAAGGGCACCACGATAATATGAATGAAGCTTTTATTAAATTCGTGGAAGCACAACTTACAGATAAATTTAATTACCCATACACAGCCTATGGAGCATTGACTTTCAATGCAAAAGATTTCAGCGGACAACCAAAAAGAGGTTATCATATTAGAGGAAAGAAAATTCAAGTACCTACTAATTACCTTACAAGAGAAGAGACAGACTCTACAAGTGCTTCTTATAAAAGAGACGTGTCTGACGGGTCTACTGAATCTAATTATCAGGATTGGGATGGAAATTTTAGAGGAGATGCGTCTACTTTCGCAGTAGGACATACTAACCATGAGAAAGTGTACTGTAATAACCCCGCTTGGGTCTTTTATGATATTGTTACTGACCCAAGATATGGACTAGGAGATTTAGTAACAGAAAACTTTGTAGATAAATATGCCTTGTACCAAATCGCAAGATATTGTGACGAACTAGTAGATGATGGAAAAGGGGGGCAAGAGCCTCGCTTCACTTGTAATGCATATATCAGTAAGCAGACAGAAGCCTATAAAGTTTTAAAAGATTTAGCAACAGTATTTAGAGGTATGACTTATTGGATGGACGGACAACTTGTACCTGTTCAAGATAGGCCAAAAGAGCCGATTTATACTTTTACACAAGGGAATGTTATTGATGGAGAATTTGAGTATGAAAGTACATCAGAACGTATTCGTAAAAATCAAGTAATTGTAAAATGGAATGATCCAAAGGATCAATTCAAAGGAAAATCCCATATTGTAGATGATGTTGATAATATTATTGAAACAGGTAGGATAAACACTGCAAAAATAACAGCATTTGGCTGTACAAGTGAAGGACAAGCTCATAGAATAGGAAAATGGAGATTAATTAGTGATAAAGTAGAAACAGAGCTATGTACCTTTAGTACTTCAATAAACGCGGGTTTTATAAGACCTGGAGATATAATAAATATACAAGACCATTACATTGACTCTGTCCAGTTTAGTGGAAGAATTAAAGCTGGAACAAGTACTACAGTAGTAACTTTAGACAGAGCAGTAACACTAGCAGCGAATACAACATATACCCTACATTTAGTGTACCCAACAGGTGGAGCCTACTTAGAACAAGACTCAGCAACAATTAATAGTACTGCATATGTGCAGGGAGATTTAGTACTACTTGATGAAAGTGGAGCAGCAGTAGATACAGAAGCTAAAGCTGCTAATGTGAAGGACGATAGTAACAATGAAGTAATGCTTGCGTGGAGCGAGCACTCTCGAGTAGAAAAACAAACTATAAGCACTTCTGCAGGAACTATAGCTGCAGGGAGTAATATTACAGTATCTTCAGCTTTTTCAGCTGCTCCTAACTCAGAAGTAGTTTGGGCCTTAACAGGTAAGAAAAATGATGCCGAAGTATCAGGAAGTGCTAAACAGTACAGAGTAATGGGGATAGAGGAGGAAAGTGAAAACTTCAGCATAGCTGCAGCCCTATATAGTGATAATAAGTACGACTTAGTTGAGAAAGAGTACAAACTAGCAGCCGATTCTGCTTCTGTCACTATGGCTGAAAAAAGTACTAAAGTACAAAAACAAACTGAAATAGTACCTCGTCCCGACAGTATAACTTTTAACATACAACAAGTCGCAGCAACTGACACGCCGTCGAGCTCTACAGAAAGCACCACGGGAACTTTAAAAGCTGTAATAGAATGGGACATCCCTGTAGAGACGAAAGTTTCAAACAAAGTAATAGCAAATTCTTATGTAAATGAAGCATTAGATAATTCAGAAACAACTATTACACTTGGAGCAGCTGCAACAACTGCTACTGGCTATGGAATTATAGAAAGAGGGTCTTCACAAGAAGAAATTATACAATGGACTGCACAAAGCGGAAGCGATATAACAGCCGTAAGGGGGGTATTAGGTAGTACGGCAAAAGTCCATGATACAGGTGTAAGTTTTACAGAAATGCAATCTTATGAAAGCCCTTACACAAATCTATCCCACTATGAAGTGGAGCATAGTTTTGATAATACTGTTCGTTCCGAAAGACTTAAAAGAGTAAGTATAGGAGGAGGACAAACAAGTGTAGAGATAGCAAATGTTTTAGGCGGGACGCATAATGTAAGAGTTAGAGCGGTTAGTAATTCAGGAAGTATTTCAAGGTGGACAGCATTTGAAAACACAGTTAAAGCGCCAGGTACAGTAAAAGCAACTTCAAAAGGTAACTTAGCAGTTGGTGGAACAGTAAGTTCTCCAATAGCTATAACTACAGGTGGGGCATACAATATATCAAATAGTACTTATACTGTTACTGACGCAGGTGG